ACGTCAGGAAGGTATGCAGCAAGCACAACAGATGGAGTTGGTTAAGCAAACAGCTGCTCTTGCCAACACTCCTGTCTTTGATCCAGAGAAGAATCCTGACGCATTACAACAAATTTATGGACAAAGCAACCCCAACCAAGCCCCAGAAGTCGAAGCGGCAACCGCTCCCCCCGGTTTCCCCGCCTAGTATTGAAGAGGCTCCTACCGAAGACGCTCCATATATGAAGCGTACTAAGATCGGTGAACCTACAATCGGTCGTTCCCCCGATTACGTTGAGACTGTTGGTCTCGGTAATCTAACCGTAGTAACTGCAAATGGCAAAAGAGCAAGAGGCACTAGAGATTGGTGAACGTCTTGCTCAAGAGCAGAATCAACTCCTGGCTGGTAAGTATCGCTCAGCTGAAGAACTGGAACGCGGTTACCTTGAACTGCAAAAGAAGCTCAGCAATAAGGAAGAAGTTCAACAAGCTGAACCCCAAGAAGAAGTTGAAGTAGAACAAGAAGACACTGAACAAGGTGCCCTCTATGAACAGATCATGGACTCTTACCGTAAAGGTGAGTGGGATCAAGATCTTGTCAAACAAGTAGAAGGCATGGATCCTGTTGATGTTGTTAATCTCTTCCTGGAAAACCAACAAGAACAACAAGAGACTACTTCTGTTCAAGCAACTTCTGAAGACGTAGAACAAATCCAATCTTCAGTTGGTGGTGATGTAGAGTACAGTAACATGATCCGTTGGGCTAGTGAAAACCTTACCCAGCAGGAGATTGATATGTATGACACTGTAATGGATCGAGGTGATCCGCTTGCTATGTTCTTTGCAGCTCAAGCTCTCAATGCTCGCTACAAAGATGCAGAAGGTTACGATGGTAAGTTGCTTACTGGCAATGCTCCTAAGACAAATGCTGATGTGTTCCGTTCTCAAGCAGAACTCGTTGCTGCTATGAGTGATCCACGTTATGATAAGGATCCAGCTTATCGTGCTGATATTGCTGATAAACTTGAACGGTCCAACATCCAATTCTAATGAACGACACTAACATCTTCGCTAAAGAACCCACCATGTACACTGATAAAGACTACACCGTGCCTCATAACGAACGTGCTGAACTCCTTAATGGTCGCCTTGCTATGCTTGGTTTTGTGGCTGCTGTTGGCGCTTATCTAGTGACTGGTCAAATCATCCCTGGAGTACTCTAATGTCTTGCGGTAAGAAAGGCCATAAAGAAAATGGCGGAAAGAAAAAGTAACGTCAGTCTTAAGATTGGTGTACATAAATCACGCACTGGTGGCCTTACGGCTGCTGGTCGTGCTAAATACAACAAGGCTACTGGCTCTAACCTAAAGGCTCCACAGCCTGAAGGAGGGCCACGTAAGCGTTCCTTCTGTGCCCGCATGGGTGGTGTGAAGGGACCCATGAAAGACGAGAAGGGTAGACCTACTCGTAAAGCACTGGCCCTCCGTAAATGGAAATGTTAAATGGCTAAGCCTGGTTTGTACGCTAACATTCATGCTAAGCGTATGCGTATTGCTGCTGGTTCTAATGAGAAGATGAGGAAGCCAGGTACTCCTGGTGCTCCTACTGCTGCTCAATTTAAGAAGGCAGCTAAAACAGCTAAGAAAAAATAGGAGAACATCTCATGCCTAAAGTCGGAAACAAAGAGTATCCCTATACTCCCGCTGGTAAAGCTGCAGCTAAGAAAGCTGCTTCTAAAACCGGTAAGCCTGTCAAAATGAAACCTTCGGCTAAAAAGGGTTATTAGTTATAAGAGGCTTAGCCCCTAGCGAGTAGTGCTGAGTCTTAATGAGTAGATGGAAATAAGAATGTCCTTCGCTATCTTATTATGATTCCTCTTCTAACTACTCTGTCGGTGATCTCTAGTTGGTATGGCCCTGGTTTCCATGGTAACCTTACTGCTAGCGGTTCTCGATACAATCAACACGGCCTTACTGCAGCGCACAAGACACTCCCATTTGGTACTAAACTTCGTGTTTGTTTCAAACGGTGTGCCGTTGTTCGGGTCAATGATCGAGGTCCCTACATTCATGGTAGGGAATTAGATCTCAGTAAAGGTGCGGCTGATGCTATCGGTCTCACTGCCTCTGGAGTTGGACGAGTTAAAGTAACACGTCTTAATTAACTTCAACTATGACTGCTATTCTTGCAGCCCCACGCTCTCAGGATAATACTTGGGAGCGTTTTTGTAGCTGGGTAACCAGCACTGATAACCGTCTTTATGTAGGCTGGTTTGGGACACTGATGATTCCGTGCCTCCTTGCAGCCACCATTTGCTTCATCATTGCATTCATTGCGGCTCCCCCTGTCGATATTGATGGCATCCGTGAGCCCGTAGCTGGGAGTCTTATGTATGGAAACAACATCATATCGGGAGCCGTCGTTCCGAGCAGCAACGCCATCGGACTACACTTCTACCCAATTTGGGAAGCTAATTCACTTGATGAATGGCTCTACAACGGGGGTCCGTTCCAACTTACAGTATTCCACTTCCTCATTGGCATCTATGCTTACATGGGACGCGAGTGGGAACTTAGCTATCGATTAGGGATGAGGCCCTGGATTTGTGTCGCATACTCTGCTCCTGTTGCTGCAGCGACCGCAGTATTCCTGGTGTACCCCTTTGGTCAAGGTTCGTTCTCCGATGCTATGCCTTTGGGTATTTCGGGAACGTTCAACTACATGCTTGTCTTCCAAGCCGAACATAACATTCTCATGCACCCATTCCACATGCTTGGCGTTGCTGGAGTGTTTGGTGGGTCGCTATTCAGTGCTATGCACGGCTCGCTTGTTACGTCCTCGCTTGTGCGCGAGACTACTGAGCAAGAATCTCAAAACTATGGTTACAAATTTGGCCAAGAGGAAGAGACCTATAACATCGTAGCTGCTCATGGTTACTTTGGACGTTTGATCTTCCAATATGCTTCATTCAATAATAGCCGTAGTCTTCATTTCTTCCTTGCTGCTTGGCCTGTTGTTGGTATTTGGTTTGCTGCTTTGGGCGTTTCGACCATGGCTTTCAATCTTAATGGGTTCAACTTTAACCAAAGCCTTGTCAGCTCTGAGGGAAAGGTGATCAACACCTGGGCTGACATTCTTAACCGAGCCAACCTTGGCTTTGAGGTTATGCACGAGCGCAATGCTCACAACTTCCCTCTTGATTTGGCAGCAGCTGATACTACTCCTGTAGCTTTGACTGCTCCTGCTATTGGTTGACCATGAAACAAGCCAAAGAACAAAAGAAAACAAAGAAGGAGCTAAAGGTTGCACAAGGTAAGAGCTTCGATCTGAGCAAACCCTATGTACCGGGTGGTCAAAACTATGAAGGCGTACCTAATGCTAATCCTGAAATGCTTCGTCGTTTGAAGCAACGCCGAGAAAAGAATACAGGTGGACAAGATCTACCTGGCTTCCTTAGAAAGGCATAATACATTGGAGTAGGGCACCTCAGAGTCGGACCCTACTCTTCTCGGCTATCGGCCCGTACGCGGATACCCAATAGCCATAGACGGTCTGGAGAGACAGACAAAAAATCGCAACAAAAAATTTCTAACCGGTTAGAGAGGAACAACTACAACATTCTCTCTCTTTTCTTACTGTGGCTAACACTCTTGTTACTTCTGTAGGTCGGATTAATAATACTAGTTCGACCCCTCTTGCTCTTGGTACCGCTTATGATACCAAGTACGCAACCTACCTGAAACTGTTTTCAGGTGAAATGTTCAAAGCCTATGAAGGCGCTACGATCGCCAAAGGCACTGTGCAGAGCCGTACGCTGACTAACGGCAAAGCTATGCAGTTTATCTTCACCGGACGCATGGAGGCGGCTTATCATGAGCCTGGCACTCCTATCCTGGGTTCTGGTGATCCCCCGGTGGCAGAGAAGACCATCGTCTGTGACGACCTTCTGATCTCCAGTGCATTTGTATATGACCTGGATGAGACCCTTGCTCACTACTCCCTGCGGAGCGAGATCGCCAAGAAGATTGGCTACGCTCTGGCTGAGGCTTATGATAAGAAGATCTTCCGTCAGATCGCTAAAGCTGCTCGTGAAGCTCACCCCATCACTGCTGCCCCTGGCCCCGAGCCCGGTGGTTCTGTGATCCAACTGGGTGTGCAGAAAGAGTATGATGCCCAAGCCCTGGTGGACGCCTTCTTCGAAGCCGCTTCGATTATGGATGAGAAGAACCTGCCTAAGCAAGGTCGTACCGCTGTGCTGTCCCCGCGTCAGTACTATGCGCTGATCTCGCAGGTGTCGTCCAACATCCTCAACCGTGACTATGGTAACTCGCAAGGTAACCTGAATAGTGGCGAGGGTCTCTATGAGATCGCTGGTATCAGCATCAAGCGTTCCAACAACCTGCCCTTCCTGGCTGGTAGCGTGTCTTCCGTCAACGGTGAGAACAACGACTACTCTGGTAACTTCAGCACCCACTGCGGTCTGATCTACTACAAGGATGCTGCTGGTGTTGTGGAAGCTATCGCTCCCTCCGTGCAGACCACCTCTGGGGACGTGTCTGTCATGTACCAAGGAGACCTCATCGTGGGACGCCTTGCCATGGGCTGCGGCACTCTGAACCCCGCTGCTGCTATTGAGCTGCAGTCGGCTCGCTCCTGATAAGGAGGGAGTATAATGGGATTCGCTCCTGTTGATGGTGTAGGCGTCACTACCAGTGAAACCGCTTACATGCGTCCTCCTATTGAGCCTGGTCGTGAAGGTGGTACGGTTGTTGCCGTAACTCGTCTCACTGCTGGCACTGGCCAAACTGCTGGCACTAAGGCTACCACTGATGACAACATCAATGGTACCGGCTGCACTCTTACCACTACTGTTACCGATGGTGCAGTTACTGGTCAGACTGTAGCAGCTGGTGGTGATGGTTACCGTGTTGGTGATGTGCTGTCGGTTGCTGGTACAACTGCTGCCACCTTCCGTGTTGATACTGTTTCTTATACCAACTGAGGTAATTTCAAATGCCTAATGCTGCTGTTGCCGCTGGTGACAATGGTGTAGCAGGTAACGTTAATTTCGGTACCCGCACCATCACTGGCGCTTACGCTTCTACTTATACGGATAACGGTAACCTGGCTGTCTCTGACAACCACGCTATTCGTCGTTCCGTTTCTCGTACCCACGGTACCGCCACCGCTTCTGGTGTGTTCTCCGAAACTCAGTGTCTGCGTTTTGCTTACACTGGTGTTGAGGCTGATAGCCCTGCGCTTGACGCATCTCGTACCGCTGTGTAATCTATCGGGGGATCCTTCGGGGTCCCC